GTGAAAGTGGTGCTTTCCTATTCTAGATATTGTTGCCACAGAGAACTCACACATTTAATATAAATGTCACCTATCACTTCAATCAGATTTACAATTATTCAACATCAATCGTAAGTTTTATTTTATACAACATCATAATCTTTCAAAAGCTCTTTATATCAGTGCTTATAACTATATATTCTGAAAAATATATTCATACACTTGCCGTTATTATCAAAAATATGCCCTTTTTTTGCCCTTAAAAAGTAATATAATCATTTTCCTTCTTTGGTATTATACCATTCTGTTTTTAAATACTCGGACGTATTAGCCACTATATCTTTAATCAAAGTTTTAGTTTCATCTCTTAAAGTAGTAATATTATAAAGATCTGTCTTATCATAATTTTTTTCTGAAATTTTATGAGCACTTTCAATCATTGTGTATATATTCTCTTTAACATTCTTTACTACCTTGTTATACTTTTGATTATCTTTATCTTCTACCGTTGTTTTACTACCATTCTTTTTAATTGTTTTACGTTCTCCAAAAAATAAGATTATCTGATTACTTTTGTTTTCTATATTCTTTGTCATCCTATCTATTCGTTTTACATCACGTTTACTTATGTATTCATTTTGCTCTGAATAACTATCTTTTATATCATTTAAAATAACAGTAGTATCAGTTATATAATCACTAACTAATTTTCTAACTTCTTGTATCCATTCGTGACGTGCTTTCGAAACTACTTGTGCATGTACTGTTTTGTTAGTGTTCCTAATGTTCCATACACCAGTTACTATTGCAGCAACAAGACCTGAAATTAAAACATTTATAAATTCATACATTATTTACCCTTCTTTCGAGTTTTCTCTATATACATTTTTATACTTCGAAACCGTAAAAATAATAATTTCTTCAAAATCATTTATAAATTGATCAAAGAAATCTATATCATTCTTCTCTCTGCCTACGTATTCTGAATTCTTTTCTTTGGTAACTTTTAATGTTCCATTCATTTAAAACATCATTATGCATTGATTTTAAAACATTATATATTCAAAAAACTTTTTATTTACTATTTGATAGTAATAATCTAATTTATCTTCTTCTAGATTTCCCCATAAGTTCATAGCTTTCCCCTTTCGATTTATCTACTTCTAATAATAACCTACATACATTCTCAAAGGTAGTAGTTATATATTTATTTCGTACATAAAAACGCCCACCAACACTTCTGCTGATGGGTGTATTACTAACTATCTTTTTTAATATTTCAATACTTTACATTAATGAGGGAACGATTTGTTCCCCCTCTTAAGTAAAAATGTAACTATTTAAAATCCTATATTCACCACTTTACATAAACTCATTCCTCACTGCAACACAGGACGTTTCTCAGCGTAAAAAAACGCCATAATTAAGTTGTGCTTAAAATGAGATATTTAACTTATCTATTTAATGCTATAAAATAAATACTTAAACCTTATTATTTTTAATACTAGGCATCTTTTTTTGGGGTAAATTATTACTATCATTACTTTTAAATATCATACTCAGTATTAATAATAAATAAGTGGCAAAAAATAAGAAAAAAACGAAAAATAATGTGAGAACGAAGTGAAAAGAAACCTGCGTTAAATTAAAATGTAAAAGGTTGTTCAAATGCTTCGAGATAGCCTCAGATTGAGAGTTTTTAATAGTTAATAAAAGCATAACTATAAAGGAAACAATAATCTGTAAAAAGCCCATCACTATTATGCAAATATTTAAGAACTTGTATTGTCGCTTTTCTACGTTCGACTTCATAATTTCTTTATGAATATAGTTATCTTTAAAACCAAAAATAAATGTAAATACTGTAGCAAAAAAACCCATTGTAATACTAGAAGTATTCAATACTATTTCAACAATACTTTTTATGTCCTCGTTACTTAATCGAACATTATATATTAAAAGCACAAATATAATTAAACCAAATAATATATACAAACTAAAAATGTAATCAGTTTTCTTTATTCCTTTAATCAAAATTAATCACATCACTTTTTTAATTTAATAATAATGCTATTGCATCATCATTATCTCTATAAATCCGCAACATATCTAAAAAAATGTTATCAGCATTAAGTTCTCCAGCTTCTCGATATTCATAAATTATTGATCTTTTAATATTTTGTTTTAATAAGTCTACAGTCTCTATGTTAGAAAACTCATTTTCTACAGCTCTTACTTTTAATTTTTCTACACTTTCTTCATCTATCCAGTGATCTAATAGATTGCCAGTTATACTACTATCTAATTCCGCACCTCGTGATTGATCAGTGGCTATTGTAATTTCAACTGTATTCATTCCCTCATAACTTCTATTTCCAATCAACCCTGTAATTAAATCATTACTTTTATCACCTTTTACCTTTAAAACCAACTGTTTAAATGTATCAGAATTTCTTGCTTTCCTAAATGCATCTTGATCGATAGCTGGAACAAGTTTAAAATTCATTAATTCTTCATAATAATCAAATAAGACACTATCAATGTATTTCTCAATCCCTGAGGGGCTTAAAGAACTTATATTTCTTTGTATTAACATTGCATTATTCGCAGGATCATATAGAATGCTTATTTCATGTCCGATATATTCATTTTGTTCTAAATCGATATCAATTGAATTACCATATATTGTAGTTTTTTGATATCTTGTATCATCTAATCTTTCCATAACTATATGATAATAACCGTTTTCATTAGGGGGCTCTATTTTTTTTATTCTTATAGGGTCAAAATTATAGTTTTTTACAACTTTATAGTTAGGATCGTTATCATACTGTTGTCTTATTAATTCGAATAAATCTGTCAAAGGTATATAAGACGCTTTCCCTTTTGTTTCAAGTGAGCATGTATAAAATACATTAAAATTCACCTTTTTTTGTTTTGCCATTTCCCCTTAACCTCTTTCGTGTGTAGTTTTATACATTATACATTTAAAACTACAAAATTAAAAGATTATATAAAAAAGCAACTAATATCGGGGAATGATATTAGTTGCAACTACACAATATCATTATACTATATTTTAGTACCTAGTACTAATTTATTACTCCTCGAATCCACCTATATTATCAATAAATGTAGGTGCTACCATGCTCACATCTACTTTATCTGTAAATATACTATGGTAACGACCCAGCAAATCACGAGCTTTCAAACGATCACTAGGTTTGATAGGTACTTCTACTGTTTCCACATGCTCGTTATATACAAGATTCATACGTCCTGTATCTGGATTGCGCTCAAATGAGCTCCTCTTAACCACAACCTCTTTAGTTTCCGTTTCGTCACCTATTGCTGCTTGAGTTAATAAATACAGTAACTCTTTAGCTGATAAAATAGTATCGTCCATAATTTCGTCTTTCTTACTTTTAATGTATTCGTCTACTTTATCTTTGCGTAGTAATCGACTACCTGTTACATGTGCACTATTCTGGCTATATCCTGCCTTTATAGCGCTTTGAGTAACGTTGAGTGTCTTAATATACTCATTCGCAAAACGCTCTTGTTTTGGCGTTAATTTGTCCATATCGTCACTCCTTATAACTAGAATGAGCCTACCCATTTAAGGATAGGCAAATTATTTAATTATCTTAGATTGTTACTTTGTTTCACTTCATTAATCGCATTTTTATAACGTTCAGTAAGTGGTTTAATTTCAACGCCACCATACTGTTCATTCTTAGTAATAACTACACCAGTTTTAGCCATTCCAGTTTGGTTAATGACGCTATATTCAAACATTAAGTTTTTGTATTCTTCGTTTGTAGTGTATGGATATAAAACACCTTGTTTTAATTCTTCGAGTTTAAATGCAACTTGACGTTGTTGTGATTCGTTTAATTGATTGTCATATTTTTGTTGCAACAAGCTTAATTCATAAATATCAGTATTCGTTACATCTTTACTATTGATATAGTCTACAATCTCACTATCGTTATAGAATGATAATCTAGCTTCTAAATTCTGACGTTTAATAATTTCGGTTTGTGGATCTTTAACATTATCTTGTTGGCTTTCTTTCTCAATCTCATTACAGCGTTGCTCTATTTCATTTAATCTATCTGTAGCAAACTGTTTGAATTTGTTTTCAAGTTCAGTAACTTTGGGCTTTTGTTGTTCGTCTATAGCCTCTAAACGATATCCTTGCTTGTATAAACGCTTAGTGTCTTCGATTAATTTATTTACTTCATCTAATAAATCTTTATACTTTCTGTTATCGAATAATACACTCCATACGTCTTGTGATGTACCTTGATAAGTAGTTGTTGTCATAATATATACCTCTTTCTGTTTAATTAGCTTGTAATAGCTTTTCTTGTCTTTCTTGTTTCATACGTGCTTTAATTCTTTCTTTTCGTGCCTTACCTTCTGCCCTACGTCGCTCTTTATCAGCTTTAATTTCTTCTTGTATAGCAGTATTTCTATTATTCTTATCTTTACTATCTATGTTGTTTATATCCTCGCATATGCGTAATATAAGGCTCTCATCAGCTAATATGTCATCTCTTTGATATCTCTTTATCTGACGTTGTTCACTTTCACTATAGTTAGATAGTATTATGTTAAACTTCTTTAAATCATGGTTAGATTTATGCTTAAATTTCTCTAGCTTCTCACGTTCTTCGATAATACTTAATGCCAAATCTTCTATGTGGTTTGATTCATAGGACAACTGCATAGTGTATGGATCAATAAACATTCTTGGATAATGTAAAGCGTACATATCATCAATGCGTTGTTCCCATTTATCAAACTCACTTTTTAAGAATGCAGCATTGTACTTAGTTTTGAGTTGAATAACAGCATATCTTTGTCCTACTCCCAAACGCTACACCTCTTATAATTTAATACGTTTTAAAGCCTCATAACGTTTCATACTACCGTCTGCTAATCTTTTAATACTTTCCATTGCTTGTTGCTTTTCTTCATCGGTAGTAATGATGTAATAACCACGTTCATGTTTTTTATAGCTACATCCTATAGGATAACTATAATCATCAATCAACTTGCTTATAGCATTTCTTAACCATCTTTCATTAGATGAATTATACTCGTACCCCATTAAGTTAAGTATCTTGGACTTAGTTATATACTTATCTGTTGAGTTCTGAATAGTATCAAAAATTCTTAAATATTCGTTTGGTACAGATTGATTTTTATTTAATGTATCTATCATGTTTTCTTCCTCGTTTTATTTAGTATTCCCTTTCTGTTTACTAACTTCTAAAACGGTACTGATACATATAATTTTTCTCCACACTCTAATTATATCAAATTACACTCAAAATGCAAACTTATGTTCCCTTTTCAACTCATTTTACTTTATACTTAACAACCCTGATAAACATTGAATTAACAACTTTTATAAGTGTTTTCATATACTATCACACACTACGACACAAGAACATAAGTTCTAATTAATTTGCATTTTAACCCCTCATGAAAATTAAGCGCTTAGCTTTTTTTAGTTTTTATATAGGAGCCACACACTACATGTGACCCCTTATTTACCTACTTACTCACACTATAGTACGATTCTTTCAATTCACTTAACTTACGCTCTAACGTCTTATAATCGTCTTGTGTAGCATTCTCATCTTGTACAAATGCAGTAACCAACTTTAATCCCTCAACTAATTCTGTTGCTGGTTCATTAATCCCTGTTGCTAACTGATACAACATTTCAATATTACCTATCACATCAGCATTACTGGACTGAATGCCCTCAACAGTATCTGAGTCAAAGCCTTTTTCCATATAGTCGAACACATCACTATTATTAGATTCTGCGTAAGTTTGTAACCCATACATAAAAAACTCATCATTAAATAGATTATCAGCCATCATATCGCTTATAGAGAGCGTTTTATCATCATGTAATTCATAACCTGCATAATAACCATCAATACTTCTTATAAGCCCCTCAGTGTGCTTAGGAGAAGCTAACTCAAACGCTTTTCTCACATTACAATCCTTGATATATATGTGACCGTATAAATTACCATTCATAACTACATAAACCATATCAAACGGATCATTATATATTTTGAATCCAAACGGTGTTTCTCTACTACTTTCTAATAAGCCTGTGTAATATCTTAATAACGTACCTGCTCTTGTTTCAAATTGATTTGCGATAATCTCTACATTCATTTAGTTTGCTCCTTTACCTTTATTCGTAATACTACTGGAATCCATGAGGGCTTATCTAGTTCATCGTTGGTGATAGACAATGGTAATGGTGGCACTTTGCCATCTAATAGATACCTCTCAACATATCGTGGGTTGTGAACAATTGATATCTTGTTTTCTTGATACAACTCCTGTATAACTGAACCCGATTCCGTTGTGCAGTGGTAAAAGAACACTTTATTCTTATCACCATCAAACGTAAGTGATCTATCACCCTCAAATGGTATACCTGCTTCATCAAATAGTGGTATTAACTCATATATATATGTGCTTCCATTCTCTCGAATAAATTCTAATACTTTATCTTTTAAATTATTCATACGACACCCCTTTATTCACACTAAAAGTAATTGGTAGCCAATGATAAGTATCTATATCATATGACTTTAGAACTGGTAAATTTAATTCTTTACCGTCAACCATATAAATGACTGGCTCACATATTTTCATATCTATTAATCCTTCGTTAACTATACTGCTAACCACATTAAAAGCTTGTTCATTCCACCCATACCAAAATACAATGTTGTTATTCTCTGCACTGGTATAAGCTCCGTTACCTTTGTAGTCAAAATGATTCTCATCAAAAATTTTTTCGATTTCTACAAACGATGTGCCAGCATTTTCGGTTATATATTTAATAATCTTATTTTTTACATTGTTCATTTTAAAACCTCACACTATATAGTTTTTTCTCACACTAACCTGTAATCTGACTAATCCCTTTATATCAACATTCACACTACATTCCTTACACCTTACAGATAAAAAGCCTAGTTTATAATTTTATTTTTAAACACCTAATATTCTTATGGATTGTTATTTAAGTGTAAGGTGTAAGGTAGATGCAACAAATCAAGTTATATCAACAGTTTCAAGCCTTACACTACTCTGAGATTTCTTACACTTTACTGTAAGGTTTTTAAAATAGTTCCATTAGTATCGTAGATTTTATTAGTTGTTTCTTTCACATAGAATCTCTTAGTTTTTTCTTGAACTTTTGACCAGTAAGCCACAGATTTATAACCTAACTTTGATAACTCTTTAGAAAAATTCATTTTATTCATATGATGATAGCCATTATTTGCACACCATATTTGATATATTTCGTATGCTTTATCAGTATTACGCCCTTCTACTACCGGCAATTGTCTATAGTCCTTGTCTGTCGCATCTTCTATGAATTGCAGAACTGGGTTATTATCAAATTGATACTCCTCTTTTGTCTTTCTAGCAATTTTCGGTTCGATAATCTCGTTATTTTCTAATGTTCTTTTTAAACCTTTTAAAGCTAAATTAAGTAAGGCTGACATATTATATGGTGTTATCAATTTGTTCAATAACATTGGATCTTTTTTCTGCCCACCTTTACCGAACTTACGCAGCATAGGAATAATTACCATACGTCTATAAAAACCTTCACTCTTATCATTACTCATTGGTAACTCATTACTTGCAAAGATGAGTTTTACATATGGCTTAAACTCAAAAGCGTCTTGTCCTTTAAATTCCAGTGTGATGTAGTTTCCTGTTACAATGATTTTGAAATTGCCCGTATCCTTAATACGATTAGGATCTATATCATCAGCAATATTTACTAGCTTTCCTTGTAAATTTGCAGGTTTAAATTTATCGTTTAAATCGTTAAAAGATAATGCTGTTGTGTTTTCTGGATTATAGAAATGGTGCAATAATTTAAGTAAAGTTGTTTTACCATTGCCACCTGGACTATAGTAAAAGAAGGCAACTTGTAAGAAGTTATCACGGTATAAACCATAACCAATCATTTCGTAGATTAGTTGTTCTACTTCTTCATCATCATTTGATATATCTTTAATAAATCGTTCTATTAAATCACTTTGTGCTTGTTCATTAAAATCAACATCAATAATATTGGTTATATAGTATTGAGGACTAAACGAGTTTAATTTTTCTTCAATAGTATCGTATATACCGTTTTTTAATCCTATATAACGTGCTGAACATTGTTCTTGATAATTATTCATGCATAGAGTTTTTAACTTCTGGTATACTTCCTTATTTTGTTGTTCTCGTAATGACGGGATATATTTGATAGTCATTTTACGCACAACATCTATATTAAGTGGCTCGTACTTCTTGCCTGTAAAAACATGAGGACGATTGTCGATATAGCAACCATGAAATTCTTCATAAAGAAATAAAGCAAAATCATAAAACTTAAATCTATTTCCATCAAAAAATTCTTTTTCATCAAATATTGATTTATCTTCCAAATAATCTGGAAATATTCCCATACTAAACCTCCTTATTGATGTTCTCTTTTGTATATTGATTCGAATGTGGCGTTAAACTCTCTTGAACTTAATGGAGGTTTACAATTCTCATTCCACATATAACAATATGCGTATACTAAAGGATCTGGTACACGTCTATTAAGTAATACACCTATCAGTGACGTTAATGTTTGATTTCGATTACCTGTTGAAACTCCAAAAGCAATTGACTTCCAGAATTCATTATCTCGTCGTTTAGGATATTTAAATTTAGTTGATTCTTTATGTTTCTCTTTGTATTTATCACACCACTGGTTGAGAGTTTTAGTGTCTAAAATTAGTGCGTCATTATACTTATATAGAAATGGATATTTATCTTTTTGATACACTGGTAACGCCATCGCTCTACTAGGTTGAAAACTTCCCTCATCTACTGGATGACCTATCTTACTCGCTAATACTTTTGTGTATTTTCGATAATCATCTGCACTTATACGCTCACTCAAAGGCGTATACAAGCGTACTCTACCTTGTTCAGTTGTGTGCGAGTACGTTGTGTGCCAAAACCATGCAACTCCTTTTAAAGTCTCCGTAATTGCATCGTGTAGTAGTCTCAACTTAGGAACGTCGTCGTAGTCCAGGACTAGGACATCACGATAAATCACGTTTCCGTCTTTACGATATTTTTTATATTCATCACCATTTTCATCAGTATCGTCTTTAATATCACCATAAACAGCAACACCACGAGCATATTTATTAGTATTATTTTGTGGTATAGATAATCTATTAACTAACTCACTCCATTTAGGCTGCGAAAACTGTTTAAACGATCTTGAATCCAAAGTTCCATACCAAATTACAGAAACTTGAGTATCATATTCTAATTTAATTTCATTCAATTTTTACACCTCTAGGAATAGCAGAGCAAAAATGATATAATATAGATAGAGTATTTAATTAATTTGCTCTGTTAAATTAATGAGTTATGCGTTTAGTGATTCCTCGCCAAAGTTCTCACTAGACGCTTTTGTTTTGTCTAATTCGTCTAATGCTCTATCATGAAATGTAGTAATCTCATCATTCATAAAATTTATATCTTTCAATATTGAGTTAAGCACTGCCATCAATACATAATAGTTCTGATAGTATTCTTTTAACATATATGATTCCATTACTTTACCTTGTGCATCTAAATCGTTCATTACTATCCATGTGTTCACCGATCATTGTTATAACTGTATTTATTTTTGTGTTTAACTCTGCCTCTATCACTTCATTTTTCATTTGTTTAATATTTTGTTTTAAATTACTCATTTTATTATTTCTCCTCTTCATAATTAAAATTATTTTCTAGTTCCTGCAAACACCACTTCATAATATATTCGAGATGTTTTTCTCGACTTATCTCTGTTATTTTTTCAACACCATTTCTTTCTTCAATATGTTCATACATATCGAATTTATTATTAATACTTAATTTGAGTTGATACTTAATAACTTCAAGTGTCACTCTTTGCTTTTTATTCATTTTATTAATTCTCCTTTTTGTATTTATACTTATCAACAATTGGCAAAGTTAAAGTTTGTATTAGTGCAGTTATTGCAACCCCATGAATAAAATCAATAGAGTATGCATATAAGCAGCCAATTGTTATAGCTAGTATAGAAATCAAAATATATAGTTTCATTAACCCTCACCTCCTTTAAGAATTTGCTTTAATTTTAGAACTAAACAATTCATCAATTGGCATGTCATACATTTCTGAAAGAATCTGACACTCATTTAAATTAAATATTGCTTTGCCACTTTCTTTTAACTGGTAACGTTGTGGACTAATACCCAGTTTTGTAGCAACTTCTTTTTGAGTATCACCTTTTTCTTTCCTAGTGATGTACAACATAGGATAAGCTAAATTTGCCATTTGTAGAACCTCCTTTAGTAACAAGTTGACTTGTTATTTTTTGTTACAAATGAATTATATAATTGTTATTATAATTTTGTCAACTAAACTTGTTATTTAATGGTTATAAATAACACGTATATATGTTAAAATCTGTTTGTTAGGAGGGATTATATGATTGTATTTCGATTAAAAGAAATCATGGAAGAAAAAAATTTAAAGATAAGTGATTTAAACGAACAAACTGGAATCTCTAGAAATTCCATAAGCTCTTTATTAAATGGAAAAACTAGAGGTATTCAATTTGATACTTTAGAAAAAATTACTATAGCATTAAATGTTGATGTGGCAGATTTATTTAAAAATGTCTTTAATGAATTAATTATTAAGTTAAATGATATTAGTAAAGTGGAAACGTATAGACGTAGTAGTAATTTTAAGAAAAAGGATAATTTGATTGTCAAAAAGTATGCAATAACTTGTGATTTAATTGAAGATAACGACTTAAAAAAAGGGTTTATACCTTATGAAATATCTATAGAACTAAAACCTTGTCCTGAAATTGAAATACGAATAGACTTCTCTTATAGTAATTTGTTTAATTACCTTGTGAACTTTATAGCCGAAAATAGTAATTTCAAATTACTATTAGTTCATTATTTAAGTCAAAAAATTTATTACTTAGAACTTGAACGCATAAAAGAAATAAAATCGTTCTACAATATTTCTGACGAAAAAATTTTTATTAATTCTTCATCACCAGGAATACTTATGCACGTACCATTATGTGATAACAAAGGCATCCTCGAAGATACTAGATTAAAAGAAATTATTAACGAGTTAAGTTTAAATACAAATTATAATTACACATACGATGAACAAATAACCATCACCCATAAAAGAAAGAAATGAAGTAGGTGATTACCATAGAACATAACTTAAACCTATCCCACAATATATATAAAGACGCTAAACGTGGCACTTATTATTTTCGTATCACTTACTATGATAAGACGAATACACGTAAAGAGATTAAGCGTACTGGCTTTAAACAACGTAAAGAAGCAGTGAAGAAATGCAATGAGGTTATGGACGAGTTAGAGGGTATCGGACAAATTAACAAACTTCCCTTTGATAAACTCGTAGAAGAGTATACAGAGTGGTATTCAGCACGTCGTAAGTCATCTAGTGTAAAAGCATTAAAGACACATGCAAATAATCATTTGCTACCTTATTTCAAGTCTATGGACGTGTTTAATATGACTACACAGGATGTTATGAAGTTTCAGAATACGAAGTTAAAAGAGGGACACTCTGGAGAGTACCTAAAGAAAATGCACGTGTTCCTAGTATCGTTACTTAACCATGCTATGAAGTTTCATGATCTAAAGCAAAATGTAGCCTCTCTAGTAGGTAACTTTGAAATTGAATCAAATAAGCGTTTGAACTATTGGACATTAGAACAATTCAATCAATTCTATGAGGCTTTAGCTACTCAACAACAAAAGTTATTCTTCAAGCTGCTGTTTTATTCTGGTGCACGTAAGGGCGAAATTAGAGCGCTCACATGGCGTGATATTAACTTTGATGATGAATTTATTCATATAAACAAAACGGACTATCACGGTGAAGTGACAGCCCCTAAAACAAAATCGGCCATACGTGATATATACTTGCCTACTCACATGATGAATGATATTAAAGATTATTTAAATTGGTATAAAGAGAATAACATATATAAAGATGATTATGTATTGTTTGGAACATTCTTCAAAGCGTACAGTGAATCTACTATTGATCGTTGGTTTACTACTGCATTAAAAGTATTAGATAACCAACTTCCAGACGGTCAGACGTTCCCTAGAATCGTTATACATGAATTAAGACATAGCCATGCGTCTATGTTAGTTAATCATGGCGCAAGTATCATGGTTATTGCTCAACGTCTAGGTCATGCTGATAGTAATGAAGTATATAATAGATACGGGCATTTATACCCAAGTACGCAAAAAGAAATAGTCAAATATTTATAAGGAGATAATAAAATGATTTGGATAACTGTAGCTTCACCGATAATTAGTTTTTTAACAATGATCGTAACAATAATAAGTTTGATTTATACAAACAAAAGATTCGATAAAACAATGTTAGATAATTTAGATTCAAAGTCTGGGTGGAGAAAAACACTTTTTGAAATTGCTGGTAAAGATAGAATTACATTAGAGGATGTTTTTAAAATAAGAGCTTGCTTGCGTTTTGATTCTAAAAAAGACCACAAGAATATTTTTGATAAAAAAACAGATGAAATTATTGACTATTGTAATGACATGCAAAAGATTTATGATTCTGATACCTGTAAAAATGGAGATAAATGTGAAAGTAAAATTTTATCAAAAAAGTATAGAGAAAAAGCAAGAATTTATTCAAGATATTTACTAGCGAATCATTGGGAAATATTACAATTAACGGAAAATGAATATAAAAAATACTGTAGACTTCGTGGTGATTCATTATGTGACATAAATGAACCCAAAGACATTAAATGGTTTAATAAAGAAAAAGAACTAAATAAAAGCACTGATAATTTAATTAAAGAAAATGATTGAAAGACACCTAAAAAATAAGGTGTCTTTTTATACCCCTGTGGCATATCTGTGGCAATACTGTGGCAACAAAAATAAAAAGCCCACAACCACATGGGTTGCAGGCTATATAATGGAGACGGCGGGATTCGAACCCGCGTCCAGAGGTCCTGATAC